ACAAGGATTTACCAACGAAGAATTAGAATTTGTAAAACAACCATCTTTGTATGCTCGATACAAAGATGAACCAGGAAGATGTGTAGGATCGGATAGATTTGATATTATACATTTACCTGAAATGTCAAGAGTGTGTAATTTTGTGCAAACACAGTTGAATCTATATGCTCAAGAGATAATGTCTATATCTAATCAGTTGTTTCCTACTATCAGTTGGCTGAATCGCACCTCAACAGGAGCATATCATTATCAACATCATCATGTAAACAGCATTGTCAGCGGAGTTTTATATTTCACAGAGGATCCTGCCCCTATCGAATTTCACACAGATAAGAATTGCGTCTGGCATCCATTAAAGATGTTCCCTACCAAATATAATCAATATAATACTCACAGCACCACAGTTGAAATTAAACAAGGAACATTATTGATGTTTCCGTCCTACCTAGAACATTCTGTAATGAGATCAATAGCTGAGACCGATAGGATAAGTTTATCTTTTAATACCTGGATAGACGGGACCATAGGCCTATTAGATAAGACTAGTTTTCTAAATTTAGATGCGCCAACATTAAAATTTGAACCCAAAGATAACTTGAATGTGTTGATAGAAAGACAAAGATTACAAAAATAATTAATTCGAGAATAATCTCTAAAAATATATTGTTACAGTATGTTTCAACTTTGTTTAACTTTTCTGCGCCTGTGTCCAGTCTCTAATTCTAGTTTCTAATTTTTTTCGCAACTCTGATATTTCATCTTTCATCTCATTACCCATGGTTGGTAACTGTCTAGAGTATATCATTTCTAGATGCATACTATCAAGTTTTTTAATGCTATAGGTTAATTTTTGCAATAATTGCACAGTTTCATTTTTTACACTGCCCTCGGGCATGGTGGCTATCACTGATTCATATCTTTCACAGTCTTTGATAAATCTAGTAGATTTTTGCAGTATGCTTGACATTTTCTAACTCCAATATGGTTTCAATTTTTGTACGAATTATGGTATTGCTCAGCGTGTTTTTTAAACCGGTATGTAATTGTTTAGGCAAGTGATTCAATGCAGCCCAACATATAGTAGCAGCTGATGTTGTGAGAAATTCATCATCAACTAGACAGATATATGTTCCATATTCAAATCCACGGTCCTCACTGAGATACAATTCTATGGGTAAAATTTTACCCACTGAGAAATTATTTAACAACGGTTCAGCATCTTCCAATAGACTGCTATTTCTCACAAAGGTAGGCACAGTCCATTTGGCATCTTCTAAAATAAGAAGAATTCTCTTGGTATTTTTGCTTAGAAACAGTAAACCGGCACGTTGTTGCATCTAGATACTTATCAAGCATTTAGATCAAATCTCCAATATCCGGCAGCGTATTCACCTTCAAACGATCTTAACCATTGTGTGCCATCCCACTTGTATTGCACACCGGTGGTCAAATTAGTAAAATATTGAATAGCAGTAACAGTGGCAGGATCAAAAGTTTCTTGCCACACAGCACCAGTCCATTGAATTATGGAATTGGCCTTGATCACTGTATCGTTGCCTATGAGATCTTTCCAAGCATCTGGGCCATCGTAGGCAGTTGAACCAGAATCAAAGTTGTTCCATCCAGCGTCTTCCACGTGCTGTCCAACATTGGCACTAGGATTGACATCGTCTAATACTAGATATCTTGTGCCTACAGGTATGGCAGCAATACTTCCAAATTTTTCAATAGGACTAAACTTGTAGGGATCAACAATGGCAGTAACGGGTGATATTGTATTGGAAGGTACGGTGTCCATATCGAGATCGATCACTAGATATGTGGGATCAATTTCATTTACTGTAAATGTACCAGTGACTTCGTAGCCACTAGGTTGTGTAAAATGTATTCTACTGGTACCAGTATATCCACCGTGAAGCTCCAAGACCTTATACCAATCTAGTCTTTGTTGATTGCCTTTGTAAAGAGTCTCATCTAGACCCAAGGCTATCACTGCTTCATAGACATTTAACACTGTGAGATCATAGAATCCTGTGGCCTTGTTCAAGATCAGCAATACACCAAATCGATCCACGGTGTTTCGTATTTGAGTGGTTGCACCGTCACCGTCACCGTTGAATATGAGATCTTCTAGATCCAATAGTTGACCTGATTCCCCAAACACATTCATGATAATGTTTTTAATAATGCCCATTTTCTTGACTTTGGCCGGCGGACTGATCCAGATAGGAGTTTGAAAGTCTAGAGTGCATATATCGATGTCACTTTCTGTACCCTGTGGAATGGTTCTAGAACTAAAATTGATGCTGCTGAGATCTACCACACTGATACTGGTCCAGTCAACATAGTTGTCTGTGGTTTGAATTTCAAGACTGGGATTAAACAATACTAGAATTTGTTCCAGCAATTGAAGTTTTTGATCTGTGTTACTGGTCCAAATTTCTGCTTTCATAGACAGTTTAAATGGAGTGGGCATGAGTCTTTCCACGGTGTAACCACCGCCTTGTACACCGCCGTATTCTCTTTCACCTGCTGGATTGGTGGTGTACTGCCGTTCTCTCACAGATAGTTTACTAACAAAACTGTAATCACTAATTCTAGAGTTATCTAACTCAAGTCCGCTAATATAACAGGCTATTCTAGGTACCGTTGACAGTTTGTTTTCACTGTTGTCTTTGATCATGCTAGCAACCTGTCTAGTCATATCACCGTACAACACAGGCACGTGTCGCTCTTCAGGAACATCGCCTCCAGTTTTATATTTGAATCCTATAAAGATTCTCATAAACTGGGTGACATATCGTCTTACTTGCGCATCGTAAAAATAATCCATTATTCATCTGCCTCTGGTCTAAGAGCCTTGCTGAGACTCTGTCTTTCTTTCACAGTGTGTCCATCTATTGTGGCTGTATTTGTATTATTGATGAATCCAGCTTTTTGTGTCAGGCGAACATCTTTGCCTTCAAATTGATCGCTCACTCCAACATCACTTGGTCCGAGATTGCTCATGGTCATTCTCACCTTGTCTTCAACTTTGACCCATCTTGATCCGTTGTATCTAAACAACCTATAAGGGAAGTAATCTTTACGTAGACAGAATTGACCATCTGCAGGAGCTATCGGAAAGGCTATACCGGCTGTGAATGGCGCACCGTTTGGAGGAACTCCGCCGCCTACTAGGTATCCGTTATAACCAGATACTTCTGATGATAACAGAGCAGTGGCAGCAGTGGCCCCTACATATACGGGAGTACCATCGGTGTTGTACAAGAGATTGCCGTCTTCATCAGTGGCCTGAGTTTCTAGACTAGCGTCTAATTGACTGGTATCTGCGCTGACTAATACCGGCAATTGATTTTCATCCACTGTCAACGTGTAAAACTGTGTGGTATCCGAGCCGCTTCTCGGAGCATCTGCTTCAGCCTGATCGAGAACTGCCTGAGTGATCTGCATTTCTTTTTCGTAGGTGCTCATTATGTTTCGTAGGCTGTCGGCTAGTTCATAATAGACAGCATTAGGAGGCGCAACTCCGGTAACTTCTTGTAGCACTGTATAATGTTTTCCATCCAGTCCAGTAACAACATCGCCTGGATAGTAGGTCACAGCTGCATTGTATGTGCCAACCATTGCATCTTTGTTGGCAACTTGATCTAGTATTTCTTTGAATTCTTGACTGTCAACCAGTGGTTTACATTTGGCACGATATAGATGCGGATACCAAGTAACTGAAAATCCTTCCGCGGCTCGATTTACTTCCTCAATCACATAGAATCTTTTTAGAGCAAATTGAAAATCATTGAGAGCATGATCGTCTTTGAGATGTGGCAGTTCAATAACATCCCCACTGATCAATTTACGACCTAATTTTTCAATAGTATCGTTGATGTGAAAGGTTATAAAAACTGTGTCGTTTTGTAAAAATAATCCAAACTGACTGAGATTGAAATCTAGATCTTGTAGACTGTACACACCTCGCATTACGTAAATGTCGGGATCGTATTTGCGATCTCTATTTTCTAGGAACAGCAAATCCTGTATCTGTGTAGGATCGCTTGTGTTATACACGGGTAGAGTAGGCGAGGCTGGATTACCTGTAGATCCGGGTCCTAGATATCGATGTATAAAAACATCAGTACCTCCAACCTGGAACATTTCCCAGATATTTTTATCTATAAATTTATAATCATTGCCCTTTTCGGGACGGTAAAGACTTAGTCTTGGCATAGTAGTATATTTACCGCTACGATAAATAACAGTATGAGCCAAATAGACCAATCCAAGCAAGAAGTTTTTAGTTATTGCAAAGCCATGCTGGGCGACGGCATGATTGATGTAGAACTAGATCCCGTACATTACGAAACTGCACTAAACAGAGCATTAGGCGTTTTTCGACAGCGTTCAGACAATGCTGTTGAAGAAAGTTATGCGTTTTTAACACTGAGAGAAAACCAGCAAGAATATATTTTGCCAAAAGAAGTACAACAGGTGCGACAGATATTTCGTAGATCAGTTGGTTCAAGAAGCGGCAACGGCACAGGCGGCACAGTATTTGAGCCATTCAACATGGCCTATACCAACACCTATTTGTTGAGTTCAACAAATATGGGAGGACTACTGACCTACGAATTGTTCAGTGGTTATCAAGAATTAGTGGGCAAGATGTTTGGATCTTTCATCAATTTTACTTGGCAACCGCAGAGTCGCAAGATAATGATTCAACAGCGTCCTAGAGGCGACGAAGAAGTAATGTTATGGGTCTATAACACCAAGCCAGATTTTGCCATCATTGACGATACCTATGCTGGACAATGGATCAAAGATTATAGTTTGGCCAACTGCAAGATGATGCTAGGACAAGCCCGTGAAAAGTTTGCTCAAATTGCTGGACCTCAAGGCGGAAGCAGCCTAAACGGTGCAGCAATGAAAGCAGAAGCCACGGCTGAAATTGAAAAACTCACAGATGATTTGATAAAATTAGTACCAGGCGGCCAGGGATATACTTTTATTATAGGTTGACCGCAGCAATATTCTCCTGTATACTTTATACAGTTGGAGAATATTATGATTATTGGAATTTGCGGTTTTATTGGCTCAGGAAAAGACACAGTTGCAGACTACCTAGTGAATTTTCACGAGTTCCGTAGAGAAAGTTTTGCATCAACTCTTAAAGATGCAGTAGCCTCAGTGTTTGGCTGGGATAGAACCATGCTGGAAGGCCGCACCAAAGAAGCCCGTGAATGGCGAGAACAAGTAGATCCATGGTGGGCCGCTAGACTTGATATGCCTACATTGACTCCGAGATGGGTGTTGCAATACTGGGGTACTGAAGTTTGTCGTAAGGCATTCCACGATGATATCTGGATTTCTAGCCTAGAAAACAAACTGCGTAACAGTCGAGATAATATTGTTATTTCAGATTGCAGATTCCCCAATGAAATTGAATCACTAAAACGTGCAGGAGGCAGTATTGTTTGGGTACAAAGAGGCATACTGCCCATCTGGTATGCAGATGCGGTTAGTGCTAATCAAGGCAACAATGTGGGATTGAACGCAATGAAAATGCGCAAGATACACGCCAGCGAGTGGGCTTGGCTAGGTAGTGATTTTGATGTGGTCATTGACAACAACAGTACTATTGATGATCTTTACAGACAGTCAGCCAGTCTAGTAGTCAGCGACAAGATCACCCTGTCGCCAAGTGATTCCTTCTTTGCCTAGTATTTGAGCACAGTTTGAACACACAGTTTTTAAATTGCTGTGGCGACAGTTGTCTAGATTGCCGTCCATATGAAATACTTTAAAAACTTCTTTGTGGGCGCAACGAAATCCACATTTGTCGCATTGATTTTTAATTCGATACCCGGAGCGATACCATCTAGGAATACCAAAACCTAGACCATTAGCCATGCAGATTTCGCACAGGCTTCGATAATAGATCTTGTTGTTCTTTTTATAGTTAACAGCACGGGGTCTAGAACCGCATTTACATAAAGGTCTCATACAGTTATTTAAAAGAAGTAAGCCTTTTCAGCCCCTTTGCCGTCTTGTATATCCTGGGGTTTTTTTGTGATGGCGCTAAATAATAGTACATTGATTTAACCCTAGGAGACAGTCGAATGGCACTAACATCACCAGGCGTAGAAGTACAAGTAATTGACGAGAGTTTTTATACTCCAGCTGAACCAGGTACGGTTCCGTTAATTGTTGTAGCCACTGCTGAAAACAAAATAAACGGAGCTGGCACAGGCACAGCTTCAGGTACCACTGCAGCCAATGCAGGTAAGGTATTCAAAATGACCAGTCAACGAGAACTTGTTGACACATTTGGTTCACCGTTCTTTGAAAAGACAGTATCGGCTAGTCCTATACACGGTGGCGAAAGAAACGAATACGGTCTACTAGCTGCTTACAGCTTGTTGGGCGTTTCAAATTCTGCATTTATCCTACGTGCAGATATCAACCTAAATGAATTAGAAGGTCAAACAGATGCACCGGGAGCGGATCCAGCTGACGGCAAGTGGTGGGTAGACACACAAACTACTACTTGGGGAATCAACGAATGGAATGGCTTGGCATTAGCAGACAGCGGTCAAAAATTTACTGCTAAAACCCCATTGGTACTCACAGACGCTGATCTTGACAACATCAACAGCAATGCTCCAAAAACATCGGTAGGCACAATAGGTGATTATGCTGTGGTGTTTCAAACAGCCGCAGGCGACGGAACATTTTTAGCTGATGATGAACTGGTAAGAATGTACTACAAGAGTGCAGGCAATGCCACTGCTGGTATCACAGCCGGTACATGGGTACTAGTTGGTAGTCCTAACTGGACAGCTAGTCATCCCACAGCATTCAGTTCTGCAGCAGTGACTGGTACATTATCAGGTACATTGATTATCAATGACGTAAGCATCACAGTGGGTGTTAGTCTTGCTGCCTGTCTTTCCAGCATCAATACTCTAATGAACGGCAGCGGTATCACAGCCACTGTCAGCAACAACAGATTGTATCTATACAGCGACGGTACTTCCACAGCCACAGACGGTGATTCCACTGCGACCGCAGGCGGAACAGGTAGTATTGTTATCAGTGGAACAGCACTGGGTACTGGTACTGGTAAATTGAACATTGTTGCCGGCACATATATGTGCCCAGTACTTGCCCAACAACCACACACCAGCATACCGTTGTTTAAGAGATCAGATTTTGGATCTACTGTAAATGCTCGTCCTACAGGTTCTGTATGGTTAAAAACAACTGAGCCAAACAACGGATCTCGTTGGAGAGTAAAACGTTACAATCAAACTACTGATTCGTGGATGGCTAATGAAGCACCCCTGTATGCAACTCCGCACTCTGCACTATACTTTCTAGATAAATCCGGTGGTGGCGCAAATCTTCCTAAGGATGCATTATTTGTGCAAACAAATGCCCGTGAAGACGCAGGATCATATTCCGCTACCACTGGAGCAGTGAACGGTTTTGATGGCATGGATGAAACATTGGCCACTACTACTTTTAGATTGTGGAAAAGAGCAGCCAGCGGCACAACTGCAATTAAATCTAAAATTGTTACTACAGGCACACTGAGTGCAATATCAAGAACTTTCACAATCAAACAGTCAATTGTTGGCGATGCGGCACTAAGTGCAGCAAGTACATTTACATTTACAGCAGCAGCTACAGCCGATGATGCATTCACTATTGCAGGATTGATTAATGGTGCTAACTATGTTGACAGTGCTGGCGATGCTATCACAAATAATGTAGTGGCCAGTGTTACTACCAATAACGAATTGGTACTCACACACAAGACAGGTGGCGACATTAGACTAACTGATGTCACAGGCACTTGTATTGGTACATTGTTTGCAGCCTACAATCTAGCAACAGGTGCTGGAACTAGTAATTTCTATGCATTGTCAAGTGGGTTGGCCACAGGTGCACCAGAAAGTTATTTGGCTTCTTTGTGGATCCCACTGGTCAATGATGTGTTTGCCGCTACCCCAGATGCTCCATTAGAAGAACCAGCAGATGGTCAACTATGGTATAATCCTGCGTTTGGCGATGTGGATCTAATGATACACAATGGCACAACCTGGGTAGGTTATCAAAACTTTACAGGATACACTGGTACTGATCCTGAAGGGCCGATTGTATCTGCTTCAATGCCAGAAACACAAACTGACAGTACTGCACTAGTCAGCGGTGACATTTGGATCAGCACAGCTGATCTAGAAAATTTCCCAAGCATATACAAATTCAATCCTGATGCAGGTACAAAACTTGCACAAAAATGGGTATTAGTTGACAAGACTGATCAAACTACAGAAGAAGGTGTTTTATTTGCAGATGCTCGTGCAGGTACTACCGGTGGATCAGCTACTGCTGCACCCACTGGATCAATCAAAGACTTGTTGACCAACAACTTCTTAGATCCAGACTCGCCAGATCCAGATCTATATCCCAAGGGTATGTTGCTATGGAACCTACGTAGAAGTGGTGGAAATGTCAAGAAATACAACAATGGTTATATTGACACCACAGCAGACAACGAAAGACAATCTGGATCACCTAGTATGGAAGCATACTGGCCAGATCGTTGGACCACAGCTAGTCCTAACAATGAAGATGGTTCAGGCAGCTTTGGTCGCAAGGCACAAAGATCAGCTGTGGTTGCTGCACTAAAGAGTGCAATTGACACCAGCGAAGAAGCACGTGACGAAGAACGCAGAAACTTCAATATAATTGCTTGCCCTGGATATCCAGAAGCACTCAGCAATCTGATCAACTTGAATCTGGATCGCAAGGTCACAGCTTTTGTGGTTGGTGATACACCACTGCGTCTAAAGAGCGATGCAACAAGCCTAACAACCTGGGGTACCAACGCTAATCTAGCACTGGACAACGGAGACAACGGGATTGTTACCTATGATGAATATGCAGCGGTTTACTATCCAAATGGATTTACCACTGACCTTACAGGTGCTAACGCTGTGGTTCCGGCCAGTCACATGATGCTGAGAACTATTGCTCTAAGCGACCAAGTGAGCTTCCCTTGGTTTGCACCGGCAGGAACACGTCGTGGCGGTATTACCAATGCCACAGCAGTGGGATACATTGATTCGTTGACAGGTGAATTCCAAAGCGTTGCCCTAAACAACGGACAGCGTGACACACTGTATGATCTAAAAGTCAATCCAATTCCGTTCTTTGTAGGCACAGGATTGGTAGCTTATGGTCAAAAGACTCGTGCAAGAAATGCATCATCACTGGATCGTATCAATGTGGCACGTCTAGTTGTATATCTACGCAGTCAGTTGACAAAACTAGCTCGTCCATATATCTTTGAGCCAAACGATTCTATCACTCGTGATGAAATTAAACAAGCTGTAGAAAGTTTGATGCTAGAACTAGTAGGTCTAAGAGCTATCTATGACTTTGCAGTAGTATGCGACGAAACCAACAACACACCAAGTAGAATTGATCGTAATGAATTATATGTAGATGTTGCCATTGAGCCAACCAAGGCCGTTGAATTTATTTACATACCATTGCGTCTCAAGAACACAGGTGAGATTTAATGAATAAATACAATATCGGAGCATAAGACAATGGCAATTACATCATTAACAAATTACTCGATTAACCCATCTGGTGCTGGTTCAAATACCGGTATGTTGATGCCGAAACTAAAGTATCGCTTCCGTGTTACTTTACTAGGGTTCGGCACATCGTCTAGTACAGAACTTACCAAGCAGGTTATGGACGTTACTCGACCAAAAGTTTCTTTTGAAGAAATACCAATCGAAATTTACAATTCCAAGATCAAAATTGCAGGCAAATACACCTGGGAAAATATTACGCTGAACCTCAGAGATGATGCCAGCAGTACTGTTATCAAATTAGTTGGTCAACAGATTCAGAAGCAGTTTGATTTTCATGAGCAGGCCAGCGCCCGCTCTGGTATTGACTACAAGTTTACCACACGTATCGAAATACTAGACGGCGGCAACGGCGCTGCTGCTCCAGTAGTTTTAGAAACTTGGGAATGCTATGGATGCTTCTTGCAAAACACTGACTACGGTGATTTGAACTATACAACCAATGAACCAGCCACTGTGGCTTTGACTATTGTTTATGACAATGCAGCGAACACTCCAGATTCACTTGGTGTTATTGGCGTAGGTACAGCTGGCACAAAGCGATCAGCAGGTAGTGCTCTAGCAGTAGGTAGCTCAGGTATTTAATTAATACCGTAACTCTAAAAAGCCCGAATTATTCGGGCTTTTTTTATGCATAAATAATTGTATGACTAGTAAGTTAACAAGATTTTTAAATAACATTGACCGTGGACCCAAAGGTGTAGTTGGTAATTTTCAACACGCCACAAGAATATTTGTTGACAACAATTATCGCCTGGCCCCTAGAACAAAATTTCTTTATTATGCTGTATTTACAGGAGCAGAAAGAGAAGTCAGCCTGTTGATCAAATCTACAGATTTGCCTAAATTTAATTTTGATATGGCCAATAAGAATGTGTATAATCGTACCAAACAGATTTATAAGAAAATAAATTACGAACCTATTAATCTAACATTTCATGACGATAATGCTGGTCTCATGCATTCTATGTATTCGGCCTACTATTCACATTATGCCTATGACGGAGGAAACGAACAAGGCAACCATCCCATGAGTCTTCTGAATTATTCTGGAGCATATGGAATGGGCTTTGCTACTCCTGTAAACTTTTTTAGAAAAATAGCATTATATACTCTGAGTAGACAGAGATTCAACGGATATGAA